CGTGCCTGCCAATTACACCACATCGGCATATTAGGCAGTTTATAGTGATACCTAGCACTCGCTTTGGCAGAAACCCGCGTCTTCCGGCTCGTCTTAGTCTACAGGATACCTTCCTCGTGTTGGGAAGCTCTACTGAAACCAAAGCAATTTATTTATATAGCGCTATTGGTGTAGCGCTTGGTGCTCCCCGGTGGACTCGAACCAACCATCAAACGATTATAAGTCGCCCGTTCTAGCCTTTGAACTACAGGAGCATATGGTGCGCGGTATAAGACTCGAACTTATGACCTACGGAATGTAAGTCCGTTGCTCTACCTGCTGAGCTAACCGCGCTTAAATCAAACCCCACTCAGCAAATTTTTCAAAACCACCGATTTTTTCAATATATTCGCGCGCGACTTCAACAATTTTATAATAAGGAATACCTCTTACCATTGTGTCACCGATCGCGCAAGAATATTCTACAACTTTACCTGTCTTTTGTGCTTCCAGCCAAGCAAAAATATTTACACTTACGTCAGCTTTTGAAAGATCTTTTCCATGTAGCCCACCACCAGTCACACTTTGCCCCATATCGGAACCAAGTTTACGGTTAGTGGCGCCGCAGTCTACATTAAAGCCACCAGTCCAATAACCGAGTGGGTTTATTTCTGCATGAGGATACATTTCAAAAAGTTCATTATTGGTTGCATTACTCTGACAAATAATTAAACGAGGGCCATCAAGAATATATTTGCCATCAGTTGGAAATTTGCTATAAATATCATGTGCAATCTCTGATAAAATAAATTCTTCTGTCGATACTGGCACTCCCTTAAAAATTCCATTGTCGCCACACGTAAGACCATATTCTTGATTTTCTGCTAAATGTTGGTCTTGCGGCACGCGAACATAGTCAACTTCTACATCTGACCCAATAATTCGAGTTACAACATCGTCAACATAATGCTTTGGAATAAAAACTGACGATTCAGCAATAATATGACATTTATTATGTCCCAGAAGAACTTCAACTGCAACGCGTGGATTTGAATCAAGAATATATGCAAAATCAACAATTGCACCGGCGATACGATCAGCAACCTTGTCTGGGTGCTACGGGTTTACTTTTTCAAACATATAAATTACTCCTTATTGCCCTCAGTTTTAATATACACAACAGAATGGTGATAATCTGTAATTTTAAATATGATTTCTTCTACCAAATCTTGTCTTGCAAAAATAGCGTTATATTGACTTATGTTTTCGTGAATTGCTTTTGCTTCATCTCCAATCGAAACATTTGTTAAATCAACATCGTCAGACCAAACTCTCTTGTCATTAATATAAATTTCAATTGGCGACATTGATGCTATTGTATCATATAAATCACAAATTTTGATCTCTGTCATAAATATATACTCCTCTACGATTTGGCGACTCCGATGGGTACTGCTCTTCTCCAGAGCCATATAGCAATTCATTTTATTCTGTTTTCTCCTTGTGTTTGCCGTTTGCACAAAAGAAGTCTGGTTTCGGCATTTGTGAGTACCATCCGTCTGGACAATGGAACGGGCAATTATAATCTTCTTCGTCAGGCCATTCAAGATCAAAACCAGAATCACCAGAATCACCAGTCGGGAGATAACGACAATCCTTACAGTAGACCACTTCCCGGACATCAGCAGTAGGCGTAAAGTCTAACGCATCAGCGACGCACTCTGCGTTAAATCTTCTGCCATCATAATCCGCATCAGCTTCCGCCCTGCGTGCAGCCGCTTTCGCCGCGTCAATCTCAATATACTTCATCAAAAGTGTTCTCCTTAAAATGAATTGGTGGACCAGACAGGAATCGAACCCGCGACCTCCGCCGTGCAAAGGCGGCGCTCTCCCAACTGAGCTACTGGCCCATATAAAGAAATCATACAACCACTTTACCGAGTTTCACGGTCTTTTTATCTAGGAGCGTCCTGCAATCGTTAACTGCCACTTGGAGTCCCTCCCAATGCTCGGATTTACGAGCACGCCCGTATCATTCGTATTCCTCGACTTGTTTCAGGCGTCAGTATGTTATAACTGCGTGTGGTTACTAGCCCTTTCTATGACTCCCGCACTTGTTCCCCGTTGCCATCAAACAAGATGCGATATGATTTCTTTGGCGGCTCGTGTAGGACTTGAACCTACGACATACGGATTAACAGTCCGCCGTTCTACCGACTGGACTAACGAGCCAAAATGTTTGATGGCTTGTCTTACCCGCGAGTGATGCCATCCCTGCGGTAGCCGTCGCACTATTCTCTCTTTCGAGCGGCAGGGAACGTCGGTCTTCTGCGCTGCACACCTTATTATTTTATATAGCGATGGTGCTTGCACCGCTTTGGTGATCCCAGCGGGATTTGAACCCACATTACAACCTTGAAAGGGTTGTGACCTTACCTATTAGTCGATGGGACCATGTGTAAGAGAAAGAAGAAATAACCTCTTTCATCTTACATTAATATTATATCAGAAATTTAAGAAAAAATCAAATTTAAATTTGTAACAGAAAGTAATTAACTGACAACTCTCCTCTTATTTTTTGAAGCCACCATTAAAAAAGTTGAGTTAAAGCAACAATAACTATGGCAATATCACAAATAGCTAATATTACTGCCAAAATAACTAAAGCCAAAACAGAAATATCTAGCCACTTATCTAACTTATCCATTAGAGCATCCTTTCATTATATTCATATCCACGATTATGTCCAAGTTCATAGCCTTGATGAATCATAGTACCAACAGCCTTATAAGTCATATGACCAGTACCACTATGTTTACCCTTAACTGCGGCGCCCGCATTAACAAGTTCGTTCAAAAGACGCGCGGCCTTCTGCGTTGTCATATTAACCAACTTCAAATCAAAGGTTCTTAGCTGATCAATCGTAACGGCCTCTTTTGCTTCCAACAAAGCATCAAAGAGTGCGACTTTCATTTCTGAATTATACTGTGGCGAATACTTGCTAACTTTTCTCCCAGGCATTTTACATCTTCCTTTCTTAAACTTCTCTCCAACCGTTACGACAAATAATTTGACGCATATTATGCACGCCAACAGGATTCATAGAATGAATATGAAAAAAATAGCCAGTGTCAACAAAATTCTTTTGCTCAAGCCAATCTAGTAACTTAATATAGTCGCCGCCGTTACTAGCAAAATCACCTGCATCATGATCAAGGTCAATAAGAATAGTATCGTCACTCATATTATGCTCATAGAACCAAATGACCGTGGCCGCTTCTTGAACAGAACGCGCTACGACCCAACCCTCATTCTCAGGTGGATCGCGCAGATCATCAACCCAAAGTTTCATATTCATTCTCCTTTCTTATACATATATTATATCAAAAATTTCTAAAAAAGTCAAATAAAACATATAAAAAGAGAGGACAAAATGCCCTCTCTTATGGTTGCGGCCGAGGGAATCGAACCCTGTCATTGCGTTATGAGCGCAATATCCTACCGTTAGACGACCACCGCAATATGGAGCGATAGTTTAACGAGTTAATACCGCAGGCCTCGATTAGTTTTACTTTCGTGTTTAATTTATACTCCTATTATGACTAAGCCACATATCGGGAGTTGGTTTACGAGCACGCTCGACACATCCCCGCCGGTGGTAGTTGAAACTAATAAAATCCATCCCTAGGAGTCGGTCGCTCAATGCAACCATCTGGAGTGAGTAATGGGAATCGAACCCACACAACCAGCTTGGAAGGCTGGGGTTCTACCTTTAAACTACACCCACATAGGGTGAGCAGTTTAACCACTTGCTCAGGTGATTACTAGCCAATCGGAGTATCCTCGCTTTGGAGTTTTTCTTGATTTGTCATTCGCATCAATCCTCCATATTAGATAGCTCGTCGGTAATAGTCCCACTTCTACGGATCGCATACATTTCCGAAATTTTGGTGCACATACTGCTACTGTTGTATCCAACCCTTATTAAGAGTTGGCCCTGGGGCTTCAGGAGGAGAACCACCGAGAGAAACCACAATTAGAATAGGCTTCTCTTATTACCTAGAGAAATTCGCCAGAAGCTCTAATATCTTCTGCCCAGGGTCGCCACGAGGAGGCTTTCTCATCCGACCCCATATGGGGATGAAGAATTAATCTTCATCCTCATAACCACCATACATCCAACGCAACCAATCTTCGTACTCTTCAGGGATAATTTCGTCAATCTGCTGCTCGCACAAAAAATCATCAAGCATCATTTATTTCCCCTTTCTTCATCTTACACTTATATTATACCAAAAATTTCTGAAAAAATCAAATTTTCATTCTCGAATTTCCTCGGTAGTATCAGTCTTATACCAACCATAACTAACTTCGCCAGTTACAGTATTTCTCCAGACCTCAACAATACAATTAGTGTAAAAAGTACATTCATTAAAAAGGTTAGATTCAATATTTACAATCTTTGGTTCATTCATAATCTTTAATCCTCTTAAAATTCTGACGATTATAAGAACCTTTACCTTTCTTATTGTTGATTTTTGAGCCGCGGCGTCTAAACATCAAATATTCTTGAAGTTCATTATCGGTTTTCTTTAAGACTTGTTTGATTTTCATAACCTCAACTCCTTTAAATCAAGCATTTTACTCAGTTGGTTTGCTCGTTCATTTAACATATCCAAGAAACCCTGATTTTTTTCTTTCCAAATAGCTAAGATATAATAACTATTTTTGCCATAAAGAACTGCGCCGTTCTGTTGACAATAACGCAGCCAATCAGGCCAAGATAAACCACTGATGCGGCAAGCCAACAAATTATAACTACCTTTTATTGGTCGTTGTTCACTACGAAACATTTCAATATTAGGTCGAATAATCCATCCACCATAAACTGATTCTTGGAAACTAAAGAAATTCAGACTATCATTTCTATCCATAATGCTTCTATGCCAGCTTTCTCGTCAGTTGTTAATAAAGTAAGATCACTATGATTTTTTAAAAAATCAACAATGTCTTCAAGTGGCAGCGGGCCAATAGTCGGTATAGAAACTTTTCTCTGGCTAGTATATCCATCAATAATATATTTCTTTACTGTTGATGTGCTCCAGCCAGTACTTTCTGCCACTTTTGTATAATTTTTACAAATCAAATATGCCTCATTTATATTAACTATATCTTCTTCTGTTACACGCCGCGCCATATGACTCCTTTCTCAATCCCAATAGAATTGTGGAGATTTGGGTAGCCACCAATCCAGTTGTCCAGTGCTATCATATTTCTCCCAACGGAACCAAACACCATCAAGACTTTCAATACAATTGAAAAACTGCTGGACATAAGGTCTTTCAATTCTATCAGCATGATAATGACCAAAACACCAAACGTCCCAATTAATTTTCTTAGCCAAATCACTCAAAAACAATTCCATTGATTTATCAACGGTAGATTGATTTGTAGTAGCATAGAAAAGATCAGTTGGCTCCCAATCAACAGGACAAGTATGAGTAAGGACAAAATTATAATGTCTATCACGCAACAAATTGGTAGCTGCTAACATTTCCTCAATGCTAAGCTGTTCGTTTGGGAACCAACCAGTCTTTTTAGGGTCTTGATTAATTGGATCTCTGGCAATTCTCATAGCCTTATCAACAGAATAGGCTCCGCCGATAACTGCCGCAGAATACCCGCCAACATTATAGATTCCAAAGTCTTTGAAATAGCGAATATTGGGATACTCAGGTTGCCAATAAACTTCACCATCAACATCCTCATCCCAAAGAAGTTCCATGTTCAGGTCCTGCGGCCGCGCCTCATGGTTGCCGCGCACGCAATACAATCTATAACCACGCGCATTTACTTCTTTTTTATTCCTATCATCAGACTTATTCAGATAAAAATTAAGTCCTACGTCGCCCAAGATGATAATTGCGGTTTCCTCGGGCGCAAAACCTTCCAGACGACCATCTGCCATCCAAGTAAAAGTACCATGAGTATCTCCACGAATTAACCAATTTTTTATCATCTTTAAGCTCCTTTCTTTATATTATAATTATATCATAATTTTTTAAAATTTTCAAATTTAAAGTAGTATATTTATGTCACTGATTATTTCATCTATTAATCCTTTTTCTAATCCTTCTTGCGCGCGAACGTACCAGTCTTTTCTGATATGTTCTTCAACTTCTTCTTTAGTATAATTAGTTTTTTCAATGATATATTGAACCATCTTTTCAATTTCTCTCTTATAATCATCAATAGAACTCATTATATT